TGAAAGAAGTACACATTGCTTGTGTTATAGCCATTATAGCCTCCTAATAATTTCAGCTAAGTCCTTATGACCTTGCTGTTCTAGTTGATTACCTATAGTACACATATGGTTTTTAATCGCCTCATGCATATAATAAGCAATAATTTTATAGCACACATTTTTAAAAGCGTGTGCTTGAGCTTTAATTTGCGGTGGTGCTGTATCACTTACCGAAATAATTTTTTCAGTCGCCATTTTAGCAACTTCTTCTGGAGTATGACCTCTGTTTTCAGTTGTCTTAACTCCTAAATTTCCTATAGATATTTTAAAAGAATCTGTTTCCATTAGTATTTATTTGGCTCTGGAGGGTTTAAATTTATATCATTTCTATCTATCTTTCCAACTGGCTTTAAGTTTTTTTCTATTTGAACCTCAGAAAACTTACAAACCTTTATTCCTTTTCCATTTTGATAAGTAACCTTTGGATCATCTAATCTATGATAACCATAAAGTTTATCTTTAAAATCTATATCTGTATCTAATAATGATGATCTTGGAGCAATTGAAACATTTATTCCAGAATCTATACACTTAGCTAACCAAAATTCAACACAAGCCCTACCTGCTTCTGCAAAATGCATGTTGCTTTTATAAGTAAAATCTACACCAAAAATAGAAACACTTTTAACTTTTGACCACAATGCATAAGCAATCGCATAAGCAATCGTATTGTTAAAATAAGAACACCCTAGTTTTTCTACAATATCTTCTAATGGATATTCTTCAACAGCAGGCACTCTTTCATCTAGCTCACAAGAATAAATGGGATAATAAGCAGTTGGTAGAACCAGTCTCATCATTTTTGTCATAGACCCTGCATCTTCTGAATCTAAAAAACGACTCATGGGGTCTAATATAAAAGCTCTGTCTATGCGAGGCAAAACACCTATCATTGCATTAACTGCCCATACTTCATCAAACGATACACTATGAACCTGTGATAAATGAAAATCTATCTGGCTTTGTCCCATTGCTACAATTGCAATGTTTTTATCTTCCATTTTTTTAGAAGATTTAAAGCTGTCCTGCTCTGTAGGCATCGTTTCTGTCTCTGCCTTCTCCCAATACTTTGAGTCTGCCCAATGCAGATTCATACCTTGTGTTATAAACAGACATCATATCCTGTTCGCCTTTCATATATACATATCCTTCTAGCAAGCAAGCATATAGCAATGCTGAAGGAGCATTTGTTGATAACCATGTTGTACCACTATCAGAGCCAGCAGTTATTGATGCTGGTCTATAAAAGTAATGTAATTCAACATTGTAAGCAGAGTCTGGTGTTGGAGCTACGATAAAGTAATCATTATCAAATATAGCATAGTATTCAGGCTCTCCTGTTGTAGTTGCGTTTGGATATAGCTCTCTGATCCAATTAACATCTTTGTTCATTAAAAAAGTTTGATTACTGCTGGCTGTATAAGATAAAGAATAAGGGGCTAAAAAATCAGTTGGAATACCTAAATATTGATTATCTGCTGATAAAGCACCGACCTGATTCTTTCTAAAGACAGGCAACTGAACATTCTCAAGAATACGATCTTCTGCTTGTTTAATAATATCTGGAAGATATGTAGTAAAAGAAGTCTCGCTGTTCTGGAGATAATTCTGTATTAAGTTTTTTAATTCACCATAAGTCATATCTAACTCGTTGTTACTTTAAGTTTGCCTATCTTACCATGCATATCAAGACCAACTGTTCTTGATCCAGCAGAAGTAACACCACCGCCAATAGGATCAAATGCATACAAACGTCTACTTTCTTCTTGTGCTTTATCAGGTCTTGGGTTCTCCAAAGCAATTGGATCATCAACAGGCATTCTACCTAATTGATACTGAGGTTGATCTTGATCAAAACACTCAGGACAAACCAAGAATCCACTGAGTCTTGTGTCAACTACTTCATCTTTTAAATCTTTTAAGTCGTAACGAAAGCCGCAACGATCACAAAATCCAAAAGCATACTTACCTTGTGCAAACTGTGTCATTAGTTACTGTAAGATGTCCACGGCACAAAACGAAAATTCGCTTTAACCCTATCTTCCTCAGATGCTAGTTGCCACTGCTCTTCATATTCTTGTTTAAGGAAAGACAATCTATCCCCAGCTTCTGGTCTTTTCATTGCTATGTAATAAGCAAGCCCAGAAACCAAACAAGGTAAAAATCTTTTAGGAACATCCATGTTATTACTGCCGGGTTTTCCACTATCATAAATTTGTCTTATACGATAATAAGACACAGTATAGGTTTGTGTAGAATCAGGCACGGGCCAAAGTGTGTACTGTGGTGTTGTTGTAAGTCTTTGAATCCATATTTGAGTAGGCTGACCCGATTGTAATTTATTCGGTATATCAGCATATTGACTAGGGGATATTCTGGTTAGTTGATAATCTGTTTGACTAGAACTATCTCCAGAATTTAAACGCAAATGCGTTTCCATTAAATCAATTGTGTCGTCAGGCAAAGTATAGGTCGATGTATCAGCAGTTAATGTTTGGGTTCCATTTTCAATAGTCCACAAATTAATTCCACGATTCTGCCACTCAATCATCATCATATCGATACTGCGTCTTGCAGTACGATAGTCATAACCAGTCCTAGCCTCTAGTCCTGCTCGCTCATATGCTTCTTCAACAATCTCACCGATATTAAGATTAAAAGAGTTTGTGGTTGCAATAGCCATTTAATTAACCATTTTTTCTAAATTTTTGTGGTCTAGCTGCACCACTGCCTCTAGCAATAGTGTAATTGTGTTTAATTGTTTTCCCTTTTCCATACCTTACTTGTTTGCTTTTTTTAGGTTTAGAAGATTTTGAATCGTAATAATTAGGCATATGCCCTCCTGATTGTTTTCTCTCTGATTTAGATAATGCTATAGCAACAGCTTGTTTCTGGGGATACCCCTCTCGTTTTAACTTAGAGATATTCCCAGAAATAACTTTTTTAGAAGCACCACGCTTAAGTGGCATTACTTTTTAGTTTTTTTCTTCGCTGTCTTTTTAACAGGAGACATAGCTTTCATAGAGGCTTGCGCTTCTTTCTTAGTCATAAGACTTGAATCAACGATAACTTCTTCGCCATCAATGATTTCTGCAACTTGAAAGATTGCTTCGCCACTTGGAACTCTCTCTCCATTCTGTACTACTTTGTACTTAGCCATAATAATTCCTAACTTGGATTAGTGTAATGTTTAATCACAGTCATAATGATAGTGTAACTATCGCCACTGCTATGACCAACTGTTGTAAATTGAACATCCCCTGTAGAGCCAGTTCCTGCATTATCAGGAATACCGCTAAAATCAGAAAAATCAAATTCATCAGCCCAATCAGCAGGAAGCTGAATAGCTAATACATCGGTATCGGCATCAAAAAGTATTTTGACACCCATTCCAATATTGCTGAAATGAATTTTCTCAATGCTTACTGAACTACAAGACATTCTTGTTACTGGATTAACAGACAAAGAAGATACGTCAATTTTAGTGACGGCACTCTCTCCAGTACCGTCACTTACGTTAGTAAACTTAAATGTAGCGTGTTGTGCTCCATCAGAGATGGTTTGTGTTGCTACTGCATCAGCCATAATAAGCTCCTACTATTAACTATTAGCAAATGGTGTAACTATAGTGCCTGAACCTAAAATAATGCCTTCTACAGCATATTTAGCACTTGCCATAGCAGTACATTTTACAATACTACCTACAAGCCCACCTTTAGTTGTTCCATTCATGGTGATTACATCGTTAGCTGCGGCAGAAATAAAAGTTTTACCTGTTGCATCATCTACACCTGTGTATAGCCCACCAACGAACTTATCTGTTCCATCGGTTAAGATGTCCATGTCTGTTGCTGCGGTGACAACTATAAATGTAAAAGTAGCACCCAAATTATTAGTTTGATTTGGATCGTCATCTGCATCTGGTGCAGTTGCAACGATAGAAGGCAAAGTAAATTTACCATCTGCGTCATTAGTTACTAGGACTTTTCCAGCGTGTGCTGCAACAGTCAAAGTTGTATCAGCAGTTAAACTAACTACGTTAGCGTTTCCTGCTGAAATAAAACCAGCCAATGATTGTACTGGTCCTGAAAAGGTTGATTTTGCCATAATTAAGTCTCCTTAATAAGTCCTACCGTCTTGGCATTGTCTGCTAGGTCAGTCTGTAGGACAAGTTATTCCTAGATTAAGTTAATGGGGGTTGAGTAAGAAACCCCCCCATCACAGGTTCCATTAACAAAATTAAGCTCCTGAAGAACCGAAAGCACCAAGCGGATCAGATACTCCAAATGAATATCTTTCTCTAGCTTTGTACCTCACATTTCCAGTATCAAAATCGCCATCCATGCTCGTTTCCATTGGGGTTCTAACAAAATGTTTGAATCCATTTGGAACATCGGTCATTAAGAACCATGCATCAGTATCAGTTAGATAATGATTCACAGCATAACCACCGGGAACAACGCCCATTGATTTTATCGCATTAATATCATTGTCAGCAGTACCCACTCTGAGATCAGACTGTAGTATCCGTTGAGCAACAAACATCAAGTTAGGCGGTATAATCAACTTCGTTGGTTTTGCAGCAATTAGCAAACCACGCTCGTCAGTCCATCCAGCAATCTGAATAACAGCCGCTTCTAGTGAAGTTTCGTTAAGATCAGCTTGTGTAGAAGGAGTGTTCGAGTTTGTTCCACCTGAAACAAGAGGGTGAGAGGTGCTGAATAAATCAACTCCATCACCTGAATCAAAATCTCCAAATCCTTTATTCAAAGGATATGCAGCTTTGACTTGCTTCGTGTAAGCCATAGCTCTGGCAAGTGCTTTAGTGTAGCGTGCAGAAAGCGAATCATAAAGATTATCTTCCATAGCTTCTTCAGTAATAGCAAATCCCATTGCAATGGTTTCGTGGTTGTATCGAGCAGTAAAAGATTCTTGTGCGTTATCATAACTGATAGCAGCACCTTCGTCTTTTACGGGGGCAGCGTTAAAGCCACTTAGCTTGACTTCTTCTTCAAACGATCTGTCCGAAGATTCAGTCTCATATACTTCTTCATGCTCATTTTCGTACTTGCCGTACTCTAACCCAAACAACGCATTTAAACCGGGTAGAAGTTCTTTAAGTAATTGTGCTCTTGAAATAGCCATTTATTAAATTCCTTATATTCCAGTTGTGTTGTCCATGAGGTGACCAACATTAAACTTGACGACAACATCAGTGTAACTATCACCAACTTCCGAGTTCGGTCCATCAACGAATTGAATAATACGAACTGGTAGTGTATTGGTAGTAGCTGCAGTAGAAATATCGACAGCGTTTTTGCTAGTCCCTATAGAGGTAGAGCCTGCTGTTTGAATAACCGCACAATTAGTTCCCAATACAGCTTGAGCGGCAGAGCCGTCACATTGCATTTGGAAAGTAATATCTGGGTCATCCATAACATAGGCTACGGCATCTGAAGCAGAAGTAGATGCGGGCCATTGTTGATTAAAGGTCTTTTGATTGGTACTTGGATCGGTGTAAGCACATCCGACAAAAATACCAATTGGAGTCAAGGTAGTCGTACCAGTGTCTTTTTCGACAGTACCGGCAGTAACTAGCTTAACGAAGTCGCCATAAAAAATACCAGTACCATAAGCACTTGCAATTTTATAGTGACGAACTTTTCCGCTAAAAGAACCATTACAACTAAGTCCAGCTTGTGGCATAGCACCGTAAGGTGTTGCACTACTAGGCATAATAGCCTCCCTATTTACATCACAAAGTTAAAATTCATAACCCCATGAAATAATAAATTACTTCTTGGAGTTACTCCCGAAAGTAACCCTAGACTGCCTTTCCGGTTGAAGCATAGGCATTCTTGGATCATTTTCTCTAAGGTAATTATTATCAATGCCACTCATCTGTTGATCAGCCATGTTATCGTAATATTCTTTACGATCTCTAACCATTTCAACAGGGGCTTTACATAATAATAACCCACCAACTTCAATTGCACCTTCATTTGCCCAGCGTGAGTTTTCATCCGTAAGTATTTTCAACTTAGGTTGTGACTCAGCAGAGACGACCTCCCAGCCTTCTCTAAACTTACTGGAAACATTAGTGTTATCTGGGTTACCAATCATGCTGGTACGAACCCATCTAAACACCCATCCTTCCTCTGGTTCAGGGTCAGGTAGTACATTTGGTGGTGACCACGACTTCTTTCGTTGTGTGGTTTTTCGATTATACTCCTCTCTTGGAGTGCGCTCTTCAGACATATAAATATCCTCTAGTTATTTGCAGACATATCCTTAACCAATTGGTT